CCACTTACGGCTACCCGCCTCCGGCTGCGGCTCAATTACCGGCCCGATCTCCGGCTCCGGCTCCGGCCCCAGCTCCTCACCATCCCCGCCGCCGTCCGTCAACATCTGCATCTTCGCCAGCAGCTGCGCCACATGCGCCGGCCCCTCCGGCTGCCCGCGGCCCTTCCACCAATCGGGCATGAACTCGCCCGGCGTGTACGGCTTGCGCCGTTTCTTGGGGTCGCGGTTGGCGTTGGCTATGATGGCCGCAACCAATGCCGCGTGCAGGTCGCCGCGCACATCCCCCCACGGCTCCACCTGGTAATAGGCCAGCCAATCCACAAACTCGGCATAGCTCATTCGTTCTTGCAATTCGGCGACCGTGCAGCCGCCGATTGCAAGCGTCAAGACGTGCCAGAATCGGCGCTCCGGCTGCTCTCGGAGTTTTTTTCGGCGCTCGCAATCGCATCCGGCGCAAGCCCTGATATTTGCATGGCGCGTGTCGCCAGACGGTTGATCACGTCCGCCGTCTGCGTGGCTAGAAGATCGTCTATATCGTTAGCCGTAAGCACCTGGCTGCCGCCGTCGTCAACCCAAGTTGCCGTCAACACCCAGGCCGCCAGGCGCAGCGCCGCGCCGGGGTCGGCCTTGGGGTCGATGGCCGCGCCGAGGGCGGTAAATGCCATCGTTTGGGTGCCCGACATTTGGCGCAGGTATATGTCGCCTTCCCATTCAGGCACTTCCACGCATACGGTTTTGAGCACCGACCGCAAAAGCACCTCGCGGCCTAATGACCCACCCGCCCGTTTGGTCATGGCACGTGCGCCCAGGTCATGTTACCGTTGATTTTGAGCGTAATGGCAGCCGTCAAAGCCTCCTCCATCGGCGCCGTAAAGCCGAAGGTAGAGATAAAGGCGGCAAAGATGACCGTGGTGGTGGCAGCCGCCGCGCCGGGGAAGGTCATCTTGTAATTCTCCATTAGGCCATTTTCCCAAGCCTTATAGACGCTGGTGGCGAGCGTCGGATCGTGCGCGGCCAGGTTGGGGTCGAATACAATATCGAACGTGACCTCGCCGCCGTCGCGCATCCCCGCCTGCCATTTGCGTAGCAAGCTGTCACGGTGCGAAGTCTCGATCTGGTCGGCCTCCGCCGATGGTCCGTCAATGTCCCTAACCTGCCCAAACGCGGCATAGGTGCCCGGCGTGGCCGCCACCTCGCGCGCGATAATGACTCTGTAGCCAGCATATTCGGCCATGTGCTAATCCTCCTCGTGACTGATCATGTAGTCTAGTGTGCAGCGCCAGCGATCCGGCTCCGCTTCCAATGTATCCCTGTCCCCGGCCAGCAGCGCCACGTCCACGCGCGGCGCAATCAGCACCACAAACGCCCCCATAGCCAGGCGGATTTGGCGGCGCAGCGCCACGTTTGTATCGAAGTCCAGCGCCCAGCCGTCAAGCTGGAAGCGGGCGCGGCTGAAGGTGGCGGCCTGCGAGCTGCGGTGTTGGACCGCCACTGTGGAGACGCGCATGTAGGTCAGCGCCGGCATTTCGACCCCTTGCGGCAGCTGCAGCGGGTATACGCGGTCGTCGATGATTGCGGCCAGGCCGGGCCAGGTCGATAGATGTGCGTACAGCTGCGCCTCGATCATCGTTCGGCCTCGATCTCGATATAAACCTCAAGCGTTGATACCCCATCGCTGTACAAACAGGCCGCCCGGTAAATGTGCCCTTCGATAAGGTTGGCAATCAGCGGCAATACCAATTTGCCGTCCTGCACCGTAGCCGAGCCGGTCACCGTGGAGACGGTCACGTCTGCGCCGTCCGTTTCGTCGGTTACGCTTAGAGCCTGGGCGGGCGCGCTCACAGCCGCCGGCTTGACCGTGATCTCGTACCTCACCGCCTCGCGTATGCCCTGCGTTTGGCGGCCTTCGAGCACGCTGCGCGTCGGGATTACGGCAATCATTAGGCCAGCCTCAACTCAATATCCTGCACCGTCAGCGGCTGCCCGGATGATACCGAGATCGGCCCCACCAGGTCATGGAAGGCATAGACCAGGCGGTTGGCCGGCGTGGCGTTGTCATCCGTCAGCACGGCGTAATAGGCGCCCGAAGCCGTCCACACCAAATCCTTAATCTGAATCAGCGCCCGGTCGTTGGTGTCGTCCTCGGTGAGCACGTCGAAGTCGGTGGCGTTCTTGGTCAAGCTAATGCCGTTGGTCGTGTAGCCGTTGCCGGAGGCAATCTGTGTCAATTCGCCCAGGGTGTTTGTGTCCACCGTGGGCACGGCGGCGTTGGTTATCAGCGCCACAAAGAAGTTGGTGGGCAGCGCCGCGCCGCGGAACACGTGTTCCAGCGCCTTATACCTGCCCCTGTTCGTCCAGTTTGAAGCCATCTCTACCCCCGTTTGTAAGTCAGTTCAACATTGCGCTCGGCGCTCAGTGCGTAGGATCGCCGCGCCCGCAGCCCCAGGTTGCGCCAGCCGTGCAATGAGACCGTAATCAGCAAGAGGCCGACGATCACCACCGGGTTGGGCGCGCTGGCGTAGGCAATGGCCGGCGCAGGCGTTACGGCTGCCGGCCCCAAAAGCACGCTGGGGTCAATTGCCGTAGCCTGCGCCACAGCCGGCGCCGGAACAACCACCGCCGCCCCCAAGGTTACGGCGGGCGCGAAAGCCTGCGCCAGCGCAATCGCCGGAGCCGGCGTGATCAGCAGCCCGCCCGTATTGACCACCGGATTGGCAGCTTGCGCCAGGGCAATGGCGGGCGCCGGCGTTACGGCTGCCGCCCCGCGCACAACCGCAGGATCGGGCGCCGTGGCTATGGCAATCGCCGCCGCCGGTGTTCGCGTCACCGGCCCGCCGCCGATAACCACCAGCGGATCGGGCGCGGTCGCTACGGCCAGCGCAAAGGCCGGCGCAACCGCCACCGCCCCGCGCACTACCGCCGGATCGGGCGCGGTAGCCAGCGCAATGGCTGCCGCAGGCGCAATCGCCACCGCCCCGCGCACGACGGTGGGCGCGATGGCTGTGGCGGTTGCGATGGCGGCAGCGGGTGCGACCGTGACCGCCCCGCGCACCACCGTCGGATCGGGCGCGGTCGCCGTAGCGATTGCGGCAGCCGGCGTTACCGTCACCGGGCCGCCGCCGGCAGCCGCAAACGGCCACGCCCACACAATCTGCCCGCCCCAGCTTACCGGCGGGCTGTCAGTGACCGTCACCGAGCCCGCTAAAGTCCAGTCATAACCGTTGCCGGAATAGTCGTTCGTTTCGGCCAGCGTGCGGAACGGCGAAAAGCGTTCTATGGTGGCGCTGCGAACCGGCAAGATCGACCACATCTCCTGGTCAAGCTCGGCAGCCGTAAGCCGGACTCGCCAGGATTTGATTGAGCCAATCGCCACGTCGCAAAACTCGTTGTAGGAGTTGTTGCCCAGCACCAACATGGCCGATGTAAATGTCTCGTTGCTTAGGTTGGTATTTGTCACCCAAGCGCCGGTCTGCGTTCTAAAGCCCGCCGTCCAGGTATCGGGCGACGTGCCAACATCTACTTTCACATACCAGAAAAACCATACGCCCGCCGCCGGCCCGGATGCCAAGTTCACGCTGCTGGCGCTGGTGGTGATATTCATAGCGCCGCCCGTCACCCAACCGAAATTGATGTAGTTGGCGGCGCTGGATGTGGCGCTTTCCCAGCCGAACAGGTTTTGATAGCTGCCCGAAAGCGAAACAGCCTTGGCCCAGCCGCAGATCGTATAGCCCGCATTGGACAAGGGCAGGTTGGTGGTAGTGGCTATGCTCTCGCCAGATGCGTTGACCAGAAGGCCCATTACGGCTACCCCGCGTCCTGTATTTCTATGGCGAGCGCCAGGCAATCCCCCGTCGCCGTGTCTGCGGCGTTGGCCACAGCCCTGGTCAGCCGGAAACGCACCAGGTCGCCGGCGGCAATGCTATCGGCGTTGGTGAGCGTAATCGACACCGTGTCCACATAGCCCGCCGTGGCCGGCACCGTGGCGTCCGTGCCGGTGTTCACCGAGTCGAAACTATCCGCCGTGTCCGTGTCCACCGCGTCGCCCGGCGTGATCGCCTCGACCTCGACCGTAAACGCCACGCCGCCCGACGTGGCCGACGCCATAGCATAGAGAACTTTGGCCGTGAGCGTGCCCGTCAAGCCCACCGGCGCGACAGTTGTCCACTGGCAAGCCTCCGCCGTAGACGCATCGAACGCCAGCGCAGGCCGGCGGTTGGAAAGCGTCATCTGTGGAAAATTCGCCGCTGGAAACTCGGCGCTGTACGGCAAGCCTACAAAAACGGTTCGCGCCATATTAGCCCCCTACCCCGCCGCGCCCTGGCACATGGCCAGCACCAGACAAATGACAAAGATCACGGCCAGAATGGCCACAGATTGCGACGCCCGGCCCCCCAATAAAGCCCCCTCACCGGCCCGACCAGGGCAAGAACACGCGCGGCACGCCCCACGGCTCGCCGTCCGGGTTCAATGCCGTTGCACAGCCGTTTCCGTTGCGGCCAATCACAGCTGAGGCGAACGCTTTGCGCAGCGGGCCGGGCGATTGCTGTACGCAAATGCGTTGCGGTTGCGAGAAGTCGATATTGCGGAATCGGCCCGTTATCTCCTGGCCGGCCAGCAGGAAGAACGAACCGTCGGGGTCGCGCCCAACCGTGTCAAGCGCACATGAATCGTCGTCACCGTCGCCGGCCAGCAAAAAGAAGTTGCGCGGCTCGCGCATGTTAAACGGGCTGTTGTTGCGGATCGTCCAACTTGGCAGGCTTTCCGCATCGCAAAAGGCCGTGACCGACATAAGCGAAGCATCCGGCGGCGGCGGGATGGTTCCACCCGGCGTTGCGGTTGGCACAGGCGAGGCCGTGGCGGTGGCCGGGGGGATCGTGCCGCCTGGTGTGTTGGTGGGGGTGGGCGTGTGTGTCTCAACCGTGGCTACAGGCGTCGCCGTGGTTGCGGTCGAGGTGGCCGTGGGCACAATCGTGCCAGTCGGCGTCGCTTCGCTTACAGGCGTGTGGGTTGCCTCCGGCGTGTCCGTAGGGTGGAATGGCGTCCCGGTCGGCAGCGTCGTGTGCGTCGGCTCCGGGGTGTCGGTCGGGTGAAAGTCCCTGGTAGCCGTCGGCGTATTCAGCGGCGAGTCCGTAGCCGTCGGCGTAAAGGTTGGCGGCTCGGCGGTGGGCGTCAAGGCAGCCGGGCCGGCCATAGCCGCACTAACGCCGGCCTCGCCCGCGCCCCAAAACGTAAGCACAATCAACAGCATGAAGATGGCAACGAATAGCGATTGTCTGCGCATGGGTTTCCCTTTCCTTTATCTGGCCGCCGCTTGCACCAGCTTGCGCCAGGCCGCGGATACCTCGGCCTGCACCTCGCCTTTGGTCTCGTCGGCGGCTGGGCGCAAATAGGGGTGGGCGGCGCGCGTGCGATTGCCCCACTCCTCCACACTCCCATAGCGCACGTCAGTTCCCACATACACCGCCACGGTATCGGCCCCCAGCTCCGGCCTTGGAACAGGCACGCCGGTTTTATCCACGATGTCGCCGCGGTCCGGGGCCAGGTCTTCATGGCCGCCGATGTGGATCGAGCGCGCCAGGTTGCCGGAGATTTTATGCACGATCTCCTTGGCCCGGTTCTGAAGCGGAAGCGCGCCGGCCACCATCGTGCGCTCGAGCGTCTTCGCCTGCACCGTGTCGGCGAGCTTGGAAAACTTGCGAAACAGTTCTTCCTCGCCGGTGATGGTCACGCGCGCCTTAGCCATGCCGGCCCCCTAGAAAATCAGCGACCCGACCACGAACGCCCACGCCAATTTGAACAAGTCCACCGGGCTTTGCACGTTGAAGGCCGAGACCACGAACAAGATCACGGCCACGATCAGCAAAATCAAATCCGCTGTTACTTGCATTTCTCCCCCTCCCGACCATCGCGGTCGGCATCCCCACGCGGCCCCACGCGCAAATTCAAGGCGATCAGGCCGCCAATGCACACGTTCCAGCCCTGCCACAATGGTTCCGGCAGCGTCCAGCCGTTCCAGGCCGCTATCACGCTCAGGATCGGCACAGCCACCACCACAAAGGCCAATGGCGTGCCGGCGAGGGTGTAGGGGTTGACCGGCTTGCGCTTGGGCGGCGTGGCGTCGGGCGTCGGCTCCTGCTCCTGCAGCGTTTCCACTAACTGACCACTTCCAGCGTCAGCCGGGTCGAACGCGGCACGGCGCCGGGAAATCCAGCCCTTTCGGTTTGCCCGTCGTAGTCGATAGAGATAAGATCGTAGAAATTACCATCAACTACAACACGATCCGCGGTGGAAATCCCCTCTAGCCGGATCGGCGTAACGCAAACCTGTACGTCCTGGGTGAGCACCTGTTCCGCTGTGCGGCTTTCGGTTCCCGATTGCGGCGCAATACGGCAGGGTAAGTCCGTCATGCCGGCTACGGCTACGTAGCCCTTAATGATTGCGCCGGTTGGGCTGCGGCTTTCCTCGTAGTGCTCCACACTGAGCAGCGACGGATAAAAATTCGGCAGCAGCGCCTCAAACATGGCGGGATGCACTACACCCAAAAAATTAGCCAACGGCTACCCCCACCAGTATCCGCGCGCCACGTAATCGGAATATGAGGCCGGCCCCAACCACCATTCTGCAATTTCAAACCCAGCCTGGCCGGCTGCGGCGTCTTCCACCTGCGCCGCCGTCGCGTCCTGCCTGCGCAGTTCGGCGGCCCGCTTCAACAGCGCATCCGATGTTTTGGCGCCGTCCGTGCTCAAATCCAAAAGCTTGATCGCCTTCTGTGTAAAGGCCTCATTCGAGGCCATCGTCTCCAAAGCCAGCGCCGCCCCCAGCCGCACCCGCCCCGCTTCCAGTTGCAAGAACGTGTCGATCTCGCCGTCCTCGAAGACGTGTGCAGCCGGGTTAACGTCGAAGATCAGCAAGCGCACCTGGCCGGCGGCGGTGGCGGTGTCATAGGTAAAGGCCATTATCCCGCGCC